ATGATTCTACCAAGAGAGCTACAATTCTCTGCTTCTCGTCTTTTAAATTCAGCTTTCCGTGTTGATGTAGCAAACAACGATATAAACGCTTTATATCACAATGACTACATACCAGAAGGTTATAGAATCAATCAGTTTTTAACTTCACCTACTGCTTGGTTCATTTTAACTGATGCTGAGGATGGTTTAAAACATTTCCAAAGAACTCCAGTTGAAACTGATACTTACGTGGATTATCCAACTGACAACGTTATGGCTAAGGCTACAGAGCGTTATTCTTTTGGGGTTTCAAACCCTCGTGGAATTTTTGGATCACCAGGTGTTTAAATTGGTAATGGTGGGTCACGTTAAATGACCCACCTTTTTAAAAAGGTATTTCATGTCAAGATCACTAAGTTATATTTTTCCTGCTGGTAATACTACAGATGTTTGTTTACTTCAAACATTAGGTGGGGCTGGTAACCTCAATTTAAATGGTAATCTTGCTAATTTAGTTAATGGGCAAGTCTCTTTTATTCAAAAAGGATATAGCCGTCAGATTTCTTTAACATCAGTAAATAATTTATCAGGTAGAACATTTACTGTTACTGGTATGCAAAATGGTGTAACTCTTACTGAAAACATAACAGGCCCTAATAATAATACTGTTTATTCAGTGCAAGTTTATGATGTGATTAATTCAATTAGCGTTGATGGAGGAGCAGCAGGAATTAGTATAGGGACTGGGTGGCAAGGATTTTTTCCATTAATCGGTATTAATCTTGAACGGGATGTTATTAATTATACTTTAACCTTAGCAAGATTAACTGCTGCATCTGTTAGTTTCTCTGTGTATGGAACATTAGACAATATAGTCAATAACAGAACATATTTAGACCATATAACTAATAACTCTAATTTATTTCAGATTCAAGCTCCAAGTACTACAGCTAATTACGTTTATTCTGGGTTAACAGGAACATACACTTATATATTAGTCCAATTAGGAACAGGTGTTGGTACTATAGCTAATAGTATGAAATTGAATTTTATTCAAATTTAAGGAGTTCCTATGGCAGTTTTTACTAAATTAACATGGCCGATCGTAGATAAATCTGCTGTATGTGCATTACAAGATGTAGGAACTGCTGGCCCAATAGTATTAAACGGAACATTAAACGATCCAAGTATTACTCCTCCGCAAGTTTCTTTTATCAATTCAAATCTAATAAGGTCAGTATCAATTTCCTCAGATAATAATTTAAGCGCACGAACCTTTACTATTACTGGGTTTCAAAATAATGCCCCTGTTGAAGATACGATAGTAGGTCCTAATAATAATACTGTTTATGGTACTAAAAATTTTGATGTAATTACCTCGGTTAATGTAGATGGAGCAGTTACTGGTGTCAGTATAGGAACTGGTAGCACAGGATATTTACCTTTATTTGTAGTAAATACTGGAACTACAACAATTAATTATTCAATGTCGGTTATATTTCCTCCAACTGTTACTACAAATATTAATTATTCTGTTTATCAAACATTAGATCAGATTAATACTAATTTCACTCTTTTTGATAATCAACTTGGAAATTTATTTCCAGTTCCTGGTTTAATTAATCAGACAACTTCACAAATAGCTAGTTATCAAACTTTTGTTAATTTTATTTTATTAAAAATCAATAGTTCTGGAACTCCCTTAACTGATACTTTTGATTTCATATTTTTACAAGCTTAATAAAAAGGTAAAATCTATGGCACGTAGTAGAGCAACAAGAAATGCAATGATAGAAATGCACAAAAAACCTAAAAAGTGGATTCAGCAAGCTATAAATCCTGAAACTAAGGGTGCTCTTCATAAAGCTTTAGGAGTAGCTACAGATAAAAAAATCCCAGAAAAAAAGCTGGAAAAAGCTACTCATTCTAAAAATCCTTTAACTAGAAAAAGGGCTAATTTAGCAGAAACTCTAAGAAAATTTCATTAATGGTAAACTATGCCTACTACTTCAGGAAAATATACTTTTCAGATTATAGAAGTTGAACTTATTATTAGGGAAGCTTTTGAAAGAATAGGCATTTTAGGAGAATTTATCGAAGCACAAAAGTTAATTGCAGCTAGAACCAGTATAAATTTCTTGCTTTTAGAATGGATGAATAAAAGCGTTAATCTTTGGACGCTACAAACTGCTTATTTACCGCTTGTAACTAATCAGGGACAATATATATTTGAAAATATAGTAGGGGATGTTATTCAAGCTAATTTAAGAACTTCTACTCGTCAATTAAACGGAGCACCACAAAGTAATACTACTAATACATATGATGGAAATGGCGGAGGAGTAGCTGCTAATGCTTTTGATGGGAATCCTACAACAGCTTGTACCCAAAACGGTCAAAATGGTAATATTTCTTATGATTATGGAGATGGTGTTACGCAGCAAATTAATTTTATAGGTATTCAATCAAATTCTAATACACTTTATACATTGTTAGTAGAATATTCACAAGATACTATGAATTGGACATTGTTATATACAATACCGGTTCAAACTTTTACTGCTGGAGTTAACTTATGGTTTGATGTTCCTACTCCTATAGATGCAAGAGCATATAGGATCAGAGAAACGGGTGGAGCAACACTTAATATTCAAGAAATATATTTTAACAACAATATTCTTGATTTACCTATATCAAGCGTTAGTAGATATGAATATTACACCTATCCAAATAAAAAACTACAGGGAAGACCTACTATTTATTATTTAGATAGTCAGATTAATCCTATTTTTAATTTATGGCCTGTTCCATCAAGCCAATATAATTGCGTGCAATATACCTATAAAAAAATGATGCAGGATGTGGGGCTATTTACTAATTCCTTGCAAATCCCGCAGCGTTTTTATCAAGCTATGGTATGGGGCTTAGCTTATCATATGGCTTTAAAATACAATCCTCAGGTAGCTTCCATGATGCTTTCTGAATACGATAAGTCCTTTGTTTTAGCAACAAACGAAGATGCTGAAATAACACCTATTAGAATTTATGCTGATTATAATAAAGGTTACTTCTCATGAGCTGGACTAATAAATGGAAAAGTAAATATGTTGTTATTGATCCTAAAAATCCATCTGCTTTAGGTGAATGTGATGATAGTGGGTTTACATTTAATCGTAAAGACCTAGTTAAACAAATGGAATGGAGAGGAGATAATCTTGTTTGGACTGGTCTTATGGTTGGAAAACCTTATTTAGATGTTCCGCAGGAACAGAACAGACCCCCGCTAGTAAAAGCTGATCCAAGACCTGTAATTAATCCAAGATTACCAACTCCTTATACTGATCCAGAAGCAAATCAGGTATTGCCAAATAATCAGCTGACGGCTAAACTTAATAATTTTCATTGGGGGAGTTAATTTTATGTGTGGACGTGCAATTAGATGTATTACAAATGTTTTTTATGAAGCTGTCTGTGGAGTAATTATTAATTTTTGTTGTTATAGGCCAATTTATGCCTGTGTTGATATAATATTTAATCAATGTATAAGATCATGGAATGAAAATAACAATCAAAATGCTGCCCCTCCAATAAACGTGATAATTCCTGCTGTAGTTGTAGATCAACATGCACCAGAAGATGTTTTTATTATGGGAAATAATAATCATATCGGAGATGATATAGTTTAAATTATGAAATTTGATGTTTTGCATAATTTTATTTCGCCTGTTACTGGTAGAGTACTTTGTGATCCTAATTATGTGCTAGTTGGAAATGTTAATGGTATTGCTGTTCCTACAATTAGTATTCCAGCGGGTAATTTACCTAATCTTTCTTTTAATAAATTTTGGGTAGGTAATACAACAAGTCGTCCTGTTGAATGTATAGTTGATTTACCAATATGTTATGCTGCTAGTACATCAAATATAATAGCTATTTATGATAATGGTAATAATGGAATAGGTGCTACCCTAACTTTAGGGACTGGAGGAATATTTAGTCTTGATGGTGTTTTCCCTTCAATCGGTTCTTTTGTTTTAATAAAAGATCAAATTTTAAGTTATCAAAACGGAATATATACTTACACTACTAATTTACCTCTTATAACGTTAACTAGAGCTGATTTTTACGATGAAACTCAAGAAATTCGCCAAGGCGATGTAATTAACGTGCAATTTGGTAATACTCATGAATTAAGTACGTGGGTACAAACTCAAATAATAAATACAATCGGAATTGATAGCATTACTTATATTGGCCCTCTTGGCCCTCCTGGACCACAAGGCCCACAAGGCCCTGAAGGCCCAAGAGGGCCAAGAGGGCCTTCAGGAGGAGGAGGCGGGGGGGATTCTATTTTTGGTAGAATTGCCGGTGGTATTGCAAATGGTATTGCGAATGCACTGGTAAATAGATTAACAGACACGGCATTAGGGGGATTAGCTCTTGCAGTAAGTGTAGCAAGTCTTGGTGTAAGTGCAGGTGCGCTTAGTAATTCTTTAAACAAACCAAGAGGAGCGCAATATACTTCAGGTGTTCCTACAGTAGATTTAGTAGCTAATCTTAATCTGCATAATTCAAGAATTGAAAATATAGCTCAATCTCCAGGAGGAGATTTTGATGCAGTTAGTGCTAGATGGGTCTGGGATTTATTAAATGACAACGTAGAAATTAAATGGGAGAAATAATATTTTATGCCAATGAGTACGATAACAGTTGCTGGCATTAATCCTGCTCTTAAAATTTTAGGAGCAACACAGCAATTTAATTACACGCAAGAATTATCAACTTTTCAAATAACCAATAGCTTTATTCCTACAGGTTTAATTTCTTCTACATTTAATTTTGAGCTAAGAAATAACTTATATTCAGGATTTAGATGGGTTCATTTAACCAACAGCACTGACACTCATGGTTCATTAACTTTGCAAAGTTTTGTAAATGCACAACCTACTGGAACTAGTATTTTGAGTTTTGGGCAAAACGGAGGCATTACTCTTGATTCCCCTGTTGTTATATCCAATAATCTTGATCTAAATAATAACAAAATAATAAATCTTGCTAATCCAACGAATCCTCAGGACGCAGCTACTAAATACTATGTAGATAATGCTGGCGGTACTATAACTTTAATAGGTAATGTTACAGGTAGTGGAATACTTAATACAAATATTACTACTACCCTTAACATGACATTGGATCAAATCCCAATTCCTGTAAGTAATGTTAACTTAAACAATCATAAAATAATAAACTTACTTGATCCAACTTTAGCACAAGATGCAACTACAAAAAACTATGTAGATACAAGAACAATTCCGATATCACAGTTAGCGGGTTATGTAAGTAGCACGGCAACATATTTACGGGGTGATGGAATATGGGCAAACTTCAACAGCGCTGCTACCGCCTTAAGATTGGATCAGTTTGCTA